AACTGCACCTAGTTATTCGGGATCAACCCCGACAGGTGCTGCACAGGTCTGGAAGTCTTTCGGAACGCCTACAGCGTTTACCGAAGCAATGCTCAAGACTACGATGCAGGAATGTTATTCGTCTGGTGGCGAGCCATCAATGTTGATGGTTTCACCTTTCAACAAAACTGCTGTCAGTGCATTCTCAGGAATCGCTTCCAGTCGTTACAATGTGGATGGTGCAGAGCCGTCCGTGATCATTGGGGCAGCCGATATCTACGTTTCAGATTTCGGTAATTTGTCCGTTGTACCTAACCGGTTCTTCACTACGGTGATTGATGCTGGTGCTGGTTCGCTGATGAATGACTGGGCCTTACTGGTCGATACTGACGAGGTGAAGTTGTCTACACTACGTCCTTATCAGATGAAAGACCTTGCTAGCACTGGTGATGCTGACAAAAGAATGATGCTTGTAGAGTGGGGTCTACAGGTTAATAATGAAGCCGCTCATGGTATTGTCGCTGGTATCACAGCAGCATAACCTAACCCTAAGAGCTAAACGGGGTGGGGGCTTCGGCTCTCACCCCTATTAGGAAGCTGATGAGAAATAACAAGAAAATATTAGATTACGATCCAGCAACTGGAATCTTAGAAACCTTCCATTACGATGTAGTGGAAGACAAAGCGATTATTGAGACTAGCCAAGATATAACTGCGATACTGGAAGCCAATAAAAGAGCGTATAATCAAGTTGATGAAAATGCACGATGGGAAGGAGATGTTGTTCTTGCAGCCAGTGTGCCGAATATTATCCTTGCTGGTCTACCGAAGGAATTGAAGGGAGATCAAAACGCTTTCAAAAGATGGCTAAATCATCCCGATCAAAAAGCATTTAAAAGAAGGCCAGGAAAAATTTAATGGCAATATCAACATACGCACAGCTTCAGACAGCAACAGCTAATTGGTTGGATCGTACCGACCTCGAAGATCGTATCCCTGAGTTTATTGCGTTAGCCGAAGCAGAGTTTAATCGCAAAATACGCCAGCCTCAGATGGTAACCAGAAACGACAGCTTTACGATTGATGGTCAATATGAAGCAATCCCTACTGATACTCTAGAGATACAACGGATTGTTTTAGATCTGACTCCTGTGATTACGTTACAGTATATCACACCCAACGAAATATCTGAAAAACGAGCTGGGCTAACAGGTACAGGCAGACCCATTTATTACTCGATTATAGGCGAAAATATGGAATTTGTGAGAACTCCTGATTCGGCTTATACAGCGAGTATTATGTACTACAAACGTATCCCTGCTTTAAGTGATTCTGCGACAACCAACTGGTTACTCACAAATCATCCCGACATTTATTTGTATGGCACCCTTTTGCAGTCAGCCCCATTTCTGATGTACGATGAAAGGATACCAATGTGGGGAAAACTACTAAATGATAGACTGGAAGCACTCAAGCTACAGGGAGAACGTGAAACACATGGTTCGCCAATACGAATGATGGCTAAATCTCTAGGACAATAATATGGCAGATGCAACAACAACTAATCTAGGACTTATCCAGCCCGAAGTAGGGGCAGCAACTAATACCTGGGGTACGAGCCTGAATGCAGATATCTTGTCCATCGACAATATGTTCGCTAAAGCATCTACGTCAGTCACATTTCATGTTAACAATCAGAATATATCGGGCAGTAGCTATAAGCTAGATCAGATCAAAATGGGCGATAACCGAGCATTACAGTTCGGAGCAGCTCCCGATTATTGGCTGATGTATGACAGTAGCAATACACAGTTTGAGTTGAACTCCACAAATGTAAATGGTGCTGGTGCTGATGGTGTAGTTTTTGCTATCGGTGATGGAACAGATGATGTCGTATTCACAGGTAATATCAGTACAGCTCAGGTGGACATTCTTGCTGAAGGCGATTTAAGACTTCAGGATGCGTCAGGTGGTCAGTATGTCGGTCTTGATGCCCCAGCTACAGTTAGTGGGACATATACACTGACATTCCCTGCTGCTGTAGGTGCAGTGAATCAAGTGCTAAGTCTTAATAATACAGACGGCACTCTCCAGTGGGCTACACCAGAGGTCGGTGACATTACTAGTGTAGTCGCTGGAACTGGGCTATCAGGTGGTGGGACTGCTGGAGCTGTTACGCTGAATGTGGAAGCATCACAGACTCAGATCACGGCAGTCGGAGCCTTAAATGCTGGTTCTATAACCAGTGGATTTGGTGAGATAGATACAGGGGCCAATACAATAATTACCACTGGAAGTATTAGGGGTGGTAATATAATCGTTGACGATGCTGGCAAGTTGATGCTTGAGGATACTACTGGTGGCGAATACGTTGCGTTTAAGGCAGCAGGAACAACAACCTCCTATACACTTATTATGCCAGCAGCAGTACCATCTGCTAACCAAGTGCTATCTGCTTCCGATGGCAGTGGTACAATGGCTTGGACTACGCCTGAAGTCGGTGACATAACAGGCGTTACTGCTGGGACAGGTTTGTCAGGTGGTGGAACCTCTGGGGCTGTTACATTAAACGTAGATGCTTCACAAACACAGATAACTTCTGTCGGGGCATTAAATGCAGGTTCTATCACTTCTGGATTTACTAGCATTGACGTAGGATCGGGTGCGATCACAACTAGTGGTACTGTGAGTGGTGGTACTCTGACAGGCACACTTTCGACTGCTGCCCAAACTAACATTACTTCTGTTGGCACTCTAACATCAGTCACCACTTCTGGTGACCTAGACGTTGATGGGACGGCTAACTTAGACGCAGTAGACATTGATGGTAATGTAAATCTCGCTGGCTATCTTGATATGTATAATAGCCTATATATAACAAGGGCAGACAACTCTGCTGGTTTGCAGTTAATCTGCACTGATGCTGATGCTGGTTCTGGACCACTGATACTGCTGGATAGGAATACTGCCTCCCCAGCAGATGGCGATACTCTGGGCAAAATTTACTCCCAAGGACGCAACGATGCAGACCAACTCGTTACCTATTCACATATCACTACCAAATCCATAGACGTTACAGACGGCACAGAAGATGGCGAGATGATTTTTAATATCATGGTCAATGGGACCAGCACCACGGTTCTGGATTTGTATGGTCCAGAGATCGAAATGAACACCACGCTAGTGGATATGAATGCCAATCTGGACGTCAGTGGAGCATTATCCAAGGGTTCGGGTAGCTTCAAAATCGACCATCCACTGCCGTCAATGAAGGACACTCACTCCCTCGTCCACTCATTTACTGAGAGTCCCCGTGCCGATCTGATTTATAGAGGTTCTGTAGCTCTTTCTAGTGGAAGTGCCAGTGTGGATCTGGACGAAGAAGTCGGATTGACAGACGGCACTTGGGAATTACTATGCCGTGATCCACAGGTCTTTTTGCAGAACGAAGATGGATGGTCAGCAGTGAGAGGATCGGTGTCAGGCTCAACCTTGATTCTCACCTGTAAAGACACGACTAGCAGTGATACAATTAGCTGGATGGTTGTGGCTGAAAGGCAGGACGATCACATGAAAGATCCTAGCATTGACTGGACAGATGACGATGGCCGTCCAATCCTTGAGCCACTGAAGCGAGACAATGATGATCGTTGAAGATGGAGCCTGATGGCATGGTTACACTCATCTCCCTCCTAGCCGTGCCAGCAGCAGCAGGGGCAGCGTATGGTGGAGTCAGGGTTGGGTTAAATGGAGCAAGGCAGTCAATAACTCAAATAGAAAAAATAGTGTCTCGGTTAGACGAGAAGGTGGACGCTCATAGTGAGCGATTAATAGCAGTAGAGATAGAGCAAAGAATCTTAATGGAGAATAGGAATGGCAAAGAGTAATGGAGTGATAGGAAAACGTGTAGACCTTTTACCTTCACAGGCTGCGATATTTCGAGCTTTGTTTGAACAGAAAAGGTTTGTTGAACAGCAGATGGACTTTGCCATGCAGTGTACTGGCATCCAGGGCTGTAATATTCTCTCTGGTGAGCTGGCAGATGGTGAGCCACATTTGGTAATAGAAGAGACGAGCGAAATCATAACGGAGTAGCATGGCTACATACTTCCCAATAAAGCTGCAACCAGGTGTCTATAAGCAGGGTACAGACTATCAAGCCAAAGGCCGGTGGTTGGATGCCGACTGCATACGTTGGTCTATGGGAGCTACGGGGCCGATAGGAGGCTGGAGAACATGGGGTTCTCCTGCTGATCCTATCCCTAGTGCTGACGGCATACCTAGAACATCAATTGCTTGGAAAGACAATGATGGTGATAGATGGATTGGGACAGGAACCTACAAGGCACTGTATGTATACGATGACGATGGAGTTAACTACGACATTACTCCCACTAGTCCTGCACTAACTCCAGGCGAAGAAGACGCTGATCCTAATACAGGCTATGGTGACTGGCATTATGGTAAGTCAACCTATGGACTTGCTAGGCCAGACTTGGGCAATACTACGGCAGCTACAACATGGTCGTTTGCGATGTGGGGCGAAGACTTAACAGGAACTACCCCTGCTGATGGTAGATTGTGGATATGGGATACGAGTGGGGGAACAGGTACTAATGCAATCCTAGTAAGCAATGCTCCGACAAAAATCATAGCAACAACTGTTACCCCTCAAAGGATACAGATGTGTTTCGGTGGAACTACATCGGGTGGTACGCAAAATCGTAGAGAGGTGTTTTGGTCGGACATTGAAGACAATACTGACTGGACCCCAAGTGCTACCAACCAAGCAGGATCACAGATTCTTACGACAAATGGTGACTTGCTAGGATCGGTCATTATTAGAGATCAAATTCTGCTCTTTACAACTACAGACGCACATATCGCACAGTATGTAGGTCAACCATATGTCTACCAATTCAACAGAGTTGGTGAGAACTGTGGGCCTGTATCAATAAATGCAGTTGCAGTAGCTAATAACACTGCATACTGGATGGGCAATGCAGGAAATGGCTTTTTCACATATGACGGCTATGTGCGATCTATCCCTTCGGATGTCGAAGATTATATCAATACGCAGATGACAGAAGCACAAGCAAGCAAAGTGATTGCGTGGCACAATAGCTTACATTCTGAGATATTCTGGTTTTATCCTGCATCTGACAGCACTGAGGTAAGTGCCTATGTTAGCTTTAATTATGAGGAGCAACATTGGGCTATTGGGACGCTAGCTAGAAGTGGTGTCACCTCAAGGGGAGTCTTTGAGAGACCTATCTGTTTCGATACATCTGGATACCCTTATGAGCAGGAAATTGGTGGCGTTTATCAGGACGAAGGCGATAGTGCCATTGTGCCATATGCACAATCAGGTCCAATAGAAATCGGTGATGGGGACAGGTTGGTTTCAGCGACTAAGTATATCCCTGATATAACTAGCACAGGAGACGGAACTGTAATATTCAGCTATCAGATGTATCCGACTTCTACTGCTAGTACGACAGCTTCAATTACATTATCCGAGCCGACATCTATCCGTTTTCAAGGTAGGCAGTTCACTATGAAGGTTAGCAGTGCTTCGGCAAATGCCTGGAACTTAGGAGTTCCAAGGATTCAAATGCAAGCTACGAGTAGGCGATGAGTACAGTATCAGGAGCATCCGGTGGGCGTAGATTGGTGTTGCCACCTACTCCCCCAGAATACTCTCTTGCTAGGGAGTCGGAACGCAACCTATCGCTAGAGTTGGCAGATAGGGGTAACTTCAAGAAATTTGAAGATGTAGACCTAGCAAACAATGAGCGTTTAATACTGGTGAGTCCTAACGGAACTCGTTATAAGGTTACAGTAGATAATTCAGGAAATTTAGGGACGGCAACAGTATGAAGATTACGAGTGTTTCAACGCATAATGGCACTTCTGCCAATAATGCAGGAACATTGACTATAAAATGGACCATTAAGCATAAAAAGGGTGGAAAATAATGTGGGGACAACTCGCAAGTCTAGTTGCTGGAAAAGTTTTACCAAAGGCGGCAGGTTGGCTCGGTAATAAGCTCGGTAATAAGCTGGGTGGCGGTGGTGGTGGTGGTGGGGGGGGAGCTGGTGGTGGTGGCGGTCCAGGCTTTTTTGGCTCTCCAGGGCAACAGCAGACTACAGGAACTAGGCTAGACCCTGCAACCAGAAAGAAGCAGGATGATCTTTATAATGCTACTCAGGGCTATGTGGCTACCAACCCGTATTCAACCACATTCTCAGGGCCGACTTCTACGATGTCCAATATGAGTCAGACTGGACAGCAGTTTTTGACAAACAGGCTCATGGGACCAGGTGCGTATAAATCCCAGAATTTAGGATTTAAGCCTTGGCAGGATACAGCTACAGCGAACTGGTCATATCCAGGGCCGTCAGGTGGTGGTCAACAACCAGGTGGTCAACAACAACCAGGTGGTCAACAACAACCAGGTGGTCAACAACCAGGTGGGCAGTTGCCATCAGGAGTTCCAGCAGCAGCCCGTGTAGAGGAGCGGAATCAGATCCAGACTGCTAGTACCACCTATGATCCTAATACGGCTATTGGAGAAGCAGCTAGGGTTAGGGCAGACGGCCAGTTCCGTGATGGAGGCGGTGAAGGTGGCAGCGATCTTACTCCTGCTGGACGAGCGAAACTAGCTACCCAAGGATTTCAACCAACCCCTGCAGAGGTAAAAGCAGGAGTCGGGGCAGGTGGGTTTATGGAGCAGTATAAGAGGGACAACATAGCAGCAGAAAAAGCTAGGAATGCAGCACGGCAATCAGGGGGATCAGGGGGTGGTGGAGCTGCCTCTGGAGGTGGCGTTCAAGACTACTATGGGCAATTGCAGCCTTCAACGTCTGTAGCCCGTTTTGGTACTGCTGGTGGCATGGGTAAGTCCTATGATCCGTCAAAACAGTCGTTTAATCAGCTAGGAGGGATTCCAGGCGGTGATGGGGGCGATGAATTTGCCACTGTGTCACCAGGAGGTCAGCCATCACCAGGGCCAGGAGGCTATCAACCACCTGGTTTTAGCGATGAATTTGGTGGTGGAACAGGAGCAGTGGGTGTACCGACTGGGGCACCAAGACCTGGTTCTACGCAAGCAGCAGGAGTAACGGGTGGTACTGCACAGTCAATGCC